ACGCGAGAACTCGTCGGTACCCGTAACTTCAGCCTTACGGAAGAGTTCTTCATAGTTGTTAGGAGACACGTTAGCAGGTAGCCAACCACGACCAGATTGTTGAACCCTCTTGACCCAGCCAACCATAGCATTACGAGAGTATGCACGGTTAGAGTAGGTAAAGGCCGATTGACCGAACTGTGCCAGAACGGAGTTCACCGGGTCTTCATTATACGCTCTTCCGCCACCAAAGTCAAGTAGCACCTTGTCGTTACGACGGAGATCGTTCTGAACGTAATCATCTGCGCGGAGTCCGACAAAAAGGTCTTCATTACCCACGTCAGCATCAAGCAAACCTTCGTCACGACCCTTGATACCAATGTCACCACGGGTGAAATCCCAGCCTTCGTCGTCCATAAACTTACGGAGTTGGTTAGCCGTTTGGATGCCGGGGTTCCAATCGTTATTGGCTTGAACAATTGCGTCGTCGATAGAACCAGTTTCAATAGCCTTCTTGAGGTTCGTAAGCTGTTCCTTAGCCAGACGGGCTTGCTTCTCGGAGAAGGCACCCATGAGAGACTTAAGGCGCTTACCACCGAGGACGACAAAATAGTTAAGGAGAGGGTTGACACGGGAGCCACCGGGGTTGTACCCCATGACATCCGTAGGGTCAATCATTCTGACCTTCTTCGGGGTGATTACGTACTCCTGACCGCTATCCGTAGGCTTATCAATCTTCCAGATCGGGAGGTCTTCATCCCCAAGTTCGTCCAGACGCAGAGACACACCAGACGCACCGTCGATGATACGAGCGTCAGCAGGAATATCCGACCGAGCCACAGTCTTAGCCGGAGCGAAGTAGTCGTCGAATACCTGAATGGTGTTGTTGTAGCCCTTCTCGATATAGCGTTGGAGCATATTCGTCGATTTAATCAGGTAGTCGGCCTCTTCAACAGTAGCTACCGCTTGGAAGGCTTCAAACGCTTTAGGGCTAGGTTCAGCATTGCTAGGGTGAAGCTGAATGTATTTCGTACGGAACTCAGACTCGTCATAACGGGTACGACGGGCAGCATCAGAACCATCCCGAAGTTCACCGTAGACACGCTGGATCGTGTAGGTTTCTTTGGGCGACAAAGACTCCATAGCACGGAGGTATGGGTTCAGAACGTACTGCTTCACAGCGGCACGAGCGGATTCACCCATGTTGTTCAAGGTCTCAAGACGCTGAACGTCACGCAGAGCGGTCGACCCCATAAGAGGGTTGTTCATCACACGACCAACGGTGTTACGTACCCAACCTGCCGACAACCCCTGTACTTCGTCGATAGCCTCTTGCAGGCCGGAAGTATTGATACGCTCTTTAACTTCTACAACGTAACCCTGACGCAGATCATCGGGGTTCACAGGGACAATCTCAGCCTCAGGAGCACGAGTCTTGATGTCCTCAAGATGGCGCTTAAGGCTCTCAGGTGCCTCTCCATTAGCCAGAGGTTTGAACGGAGCACCGTCCATTGCACGACCAAAGCGGACAGCAGTGACGTAGTTACCCAAGCCTTCGTCGAAGTACTTGAAGTCAAAAACAGGGTTAGCTACGTTAGTCTTCCTACGCTCTACAATCTTCAAGGCGGCGTCGTTAATAGACTTTTTAGTAGCCACACGACCAAAAGCACCCTTCTGGAACATGTCGTTCATATCACGAGTGATTTTGTTGGCGACCATCTGCTCAGTGAACGCAGCCTGAGGTACACGTACGGGCTGGGGTGCGACATCCAAGACAGACGGAGCTACGTTATTCAAAGCAACAGGATCAGGAGCGCGTTCAAGGATTTTAGTTGCAGCCTCAGAACCAGCCTCAGGGCCTTTAATGGCTGTGACACGACCAACTGCGGTGGAGGACTTCAGTGAGGGTTTGACAAGGTTCTTTACGCCCTTAACGGCGACACCAAGAGTGAAACTTGTAGCTACGTCGACAGCAGCGAAGAGTTGATTAGAACCCTTCATAGGGTCAAAGCCTGCACCAGCGATCTCGCCAGACAGTTCCTCAAAGGCACTCAGGGTGTTCTCGCGGAAGATACCTTCTTTACCTACTTCGTCGGCGTAACCTTCAAACCAGACCTTAAACTCAGCCGGGGAAAGCTTAGCTGCGTTGTCTAGGATAATACGGCTATTGCTTTCGGTATCTGCCGTGATGTCTTCGAAAACACCAATAGGCGATACAGCCCTTAGAAATCTGTCGGCAACATCAAGGCCACGACCAAACATGGACTTCTCTTCACCGATAGCCTGCATACGGTTCTGAGTGATCTCTTGAGCGACCTGCATGTTGGCTGCAATACGGGACTCGGTAGCAGAGTATTCGTAGTCGTCAAGCGTAAGACCCTGCTCAGCGACAAACTCTTTATTGCTAAGGATGTCGTCGCGCTTAATGCCGTTAGAGGCCACTTCTTGAGCGAGTTGGTCAGCACTCTTACCCGTTTGGTAACCACGGAGGAATACTTCGTAGAGAGAATTGTTAGAGGTTTCCAGAACGCGGTTCTTAGCTTCCTCTGTCGTCATATCCTCTAAAGTAGTTACAAGGATATCATCTGGACGTTCCTGAGGAGGCTCAGCCGCAACACCGAATTGTTCATCAAGAGTTTGAATGTTGAGGTCGAAGCCAAGAGGAAACTTTGCCATTACTGAATACCCGCCGTAAGGTCAGGTTTGGTCGAACTACCAAAAGCATCAAAACCTCCAGCCATCTGGAAAACGCTCATTCCCAGACCTGCTAGAGCACTGGCGTTATTTGCCCTCGCTTGAGACATGCCAATCTGTTTCGACAAACCTGATAGTTCAGTAGAAATGCCGCCCATCTGAGAGGAAAACCCTAGGGCACCGCCAAGCTGACTACCGACAGAAGCCATACCACCAGAGGCGGCAGAAGAACCTACGACACCCATACCCTGCGCCGCTGCCCTAACCTGAGCACGACGAATCTGAGCCTCACGGATAGCCTGACGCTGGGACGTACGGGTAGCAAGCTCTTGTTGCTTCTGCTGCTGCTCCACTTGTTTCTCTTGGAGAGCTACAGTCTGCTTTTGAGCTTTAGCTGCGTTCCTAGTTCCGACGATAGCTGCACCCGCACCTGCCACTGAAGCAACTGCGCCGATAACTGCTGCGACTGGACCCATCTTACACCTCGTATTTGTAGACCGTAAGGTCGTCTTTGTGACTTACGAATTGAAATTTTAACCCACCAAGAAGCCTTTTGATCTTGATGTTGTCCTTAGGAACCGCAGCCCATAGTTGAGTGTGTCCCATAGCCCTCAGGAAATCCGACCAATCCTCAAGTTGGATCAGCATGTCTTGGAAGATTTCCTTAGTAAATTTGTCGATCTCTCTCAGGTGGACTATAACGTATTCTTCATTATACTCTAAACGGATTACGTAACCATCTCTCTGGATAAGAAGGTCTTTAGAACCTAGTGTTTCGTCCACCTAGAACCCCATAGCCAAGAAGAACGAAATCTTTGCCTTGCTCACTCTCGAAGCGCATACGCATGGAACGACCACTACCACGGACCTTAAGGCGAGTAGTAATCACAGTGTCAGGGTAGCCAAAATCATTAAGGTCTGCAGGGTTTACAATTGGTGTCGTCTTGTAACGATAAGCTTGTTGGGCTGCACTAGAGGGGGTCGTAGAGAAATCCCAGTATGCCGACACAAAGATAGAGGAAGGATGAATAGGTTCGTAACCTGACCCTGTGTTGGTCCAACCCTCTTCGGTAACCCGACTGTATACGATGATATAAGGTGCAGTTTTCTCTAGGAGGAGGTCACCAAGGAAGTCGTAACCAGCTTCAGCAAACGATGAGTAGTTTGCGGTAGTCCAATCAAGGTACGACCCACCAGAGAATGCACCCATTGTGAGCTTACCTGTAGAACCCTCACGGATCAAAAGAACAATAGACGGGTCACCCGTAGCGAAGTCTGAAAGCTGGGTCGACACAATATCGTCTGAACCTTGAACCACGTCGTCCCCTGTAGGAAGAACAACGTCAAGAACAAGCTCGTCAGAACCGTAGCCTGAGTACACCGCAAGGCCCATGATATAATCCGTCGAGGATGCCTCGTCAGAAACCTTCCAAGGATAGAACGCACCCAAGGGGATATCAAGGATCAGGAAGTTGTTCAGCTTGTTTGCGTTAGTCTCTGTGGCGTTAGGGTAAGCCCAGTAGATTTTCTTATTCAGTCGGTCGTACGTAGCCTGAACGAGAGAACGAGAGTTAGAACCAATGTCGTCCCAGAAGGTCTGGATCGTAGGCAGGCTGATGTTCTGCTCCGTAGGGTTACCGCTTACTTCGTCGAACTGAAGCGTATGGATGCCCGTCTTGGACCACCAGAACGGAACACCTTCTGCCTCAGCAAACGACTCAGCCGACAACATACCAGTGTACGACACACGACGCAGGGAGTATTCAGTAGCACGGAAGACGTTATCGACACCATTAATCGACCACACACCATTATCCGCGAAGATAAATAAGGTAGCCCCGAAGGCGTAGAGGTACTTGATGTTAACTGCGTCAGGAATACGGACGACGCCGCCATCTGTGGGCAGGAGATCACTGATATCTTCTGAGGTGGGGTCGTTAACTTGGAAACATTCACCAAGCTCACTCAAGGACTCAATCTGACGCGAGAACAGAATGACACCAGAGTTCTTAGCAGACTCAAGGCCAGCGTAGAAGATACGACCAGCAAAGGATTCGACGGACTTGAAGCGAGAGTTCTCTATATCTGTCGTAATACCTGAGATACCTGAGGCTGCACTACGGTCCTTGTTGAAGAAGTCAAGGATGTACGTTCCGTTACCGATAAGGCTGGTGCCAGAGAAGATGTTCTGCCACTCGGTCTTCGAGAAAACACCCGAGGAATCCTTACCTGCGTACCACGGGAGGGTCAGGGGAGGGTAGGCACCATAGGCAGAGAGGGCTGCAGTACCTTTAGTACCCGACCAACCAGCGTTAGCGGTATCATACTTACGGGCAGTAGACGCAGCAGCCGTAGAGACCTCAGTGGTGTAAGTGCTTTTGTCACCCAACCACTCAAAGTCACGAATACGGAATTTAATCTGGGTTGTCGTCAGAGTACCAGTGGTATTGTCACGCTGAATATAGATCGAGTTGATAGCCGGGGAGGAGACGACAAGAGCACCATTGATGGATGCAAACTGACAGTTAGCGTTAGCAGCGCCGACACCACCTGCGACTTCGTAGGACGACAAATTGACAGTCTGAGCAATCTCGTGAGACGAGTAAGGAAGGTTAGCCTTGTTATAAAAGCGTAGCGTAGAGCCAACCTGCAGGACAAGAAATTCAAGACCTGACTGGCCCCCTACGTTCTCCCAGCTACCCGTATGAAACCGAGTAGAGGTGCTTACGGTAAACGACGAAAGAGTATTACTGTCTTCGATCTTAGCGGCAAGCCTACGACGACGTGAGCCATCCCGACGCAGGTCACAGTTAAGTTCATCGACAGAAGCATCAGCAGGAAACGTAAGTTCGCCAGCCTCAGTAATAAGGCCCTTTACGAAAGTGTTAACTACCTTCTGAGTTAGACTTTGGGGCATCTTTTAACGCTTTCCGTTCTTCTCGTTCTTTGGCGAAGTTCTCACGACGCGCACCGATAGTCTCTTTCTTATTCCGAACGTAGTGCTCGACAGCTTCCTTAGCCTTGGGGATAGAAGAGTAGCTCCCCTTTAGCTCCATGGGCATTACCCCTTTGTCGGTCACAATCTCGAAGAAGATAAATCCGCTACGGTCTTTCTGGATCGTCAGGGTCGTAAGCATCTTTTCAGGGCAACGACAAATACAGATTTGCTTCTCAGGGTATTCTTCAAACTCTACCAATTCAATTCCTGCCGTAGTGGTTGCGTACGTTAGGGCGTTTAGTCCGATACATGTCATTCTGAACGAAAGACTTCAAACGACGAGCAGCCTGTTCCACCTTAGGGTCCGACCCAGACTTGAAGAGGGAGAAGCAAGTGGACTTAGCCTCAGCCAGAAGGTAGGGCAGCATGGTGTCGTCAAGATCAGGGGTGAAGCTGTCAGCAATGGTAAACGTAGGGTAAACCGTACCGTAGGCCCGAGTCTTAGAAGCCTGCAGGATGGTCTCTACGGTAGCATCGTAAGCATTCATCACGATGTGTAGATCGTCAAACGAGGTGTAATACGTAGGCATCCTGTCTTTGAAGATAACCAACGAAGTGGACGCTGTAGCATCTGGGACGACAAGAGTGCTGTCGGGGTTATTGTACGGCATACGCTTGAGGAAGTCCAGAGGCTCAACGAAGTGAATCTCTTGGTAGTTAACGCCACCCTGTGTGTCGATGTTGTACGACAAGTCCACGATGTCACGGGTATTCGTAGGGTACTGGAAATGGGTGGGACGTACGGACGACGACAAAGAAGTTAGTTTGAGAAGCTGTTGGTGCTCAGGGATGTTACGTGCAGCGATGATGTTGTAGTACACGTCCTCAATGACTGAGGCAATCTGCTGAGCTTCTACGGTGTCGCTGATGGAGTTTACAGCTTCAGAGTCCATATCCGAAAGGATCGAACTCACCATCTCCAAGAGTGTCTTCTTCATTACGCTGCAATCCCTGTGATACGCAAGAGACCAGATGCAAAGTTAACCGTAACTGATGCGCTAGCTTTAACGAAGACTTCGAGGTAGTCGTCAGTACTCATTGAAATAGTGGTCGACAAAGAATGAATGTGCCAATCGCCCGTAGACGTGCTAGCGATCATACGAGAACCAGCGACTTCTGTGCCATTCTTAAAGAAGACCAGTTGGATATCTTTAGAAGTGCCAGAAGCCTGTGACACAGAGAAACGAGCATCAAGGACTGCGTTAATTGTTTCAGCACCATCGTAACGTACACGAGCGTTAGGGGACGACAACCCTGTAAAGCCGTTATTAACCCCTACGGTAAAGGTTGGGTTAAGGACCGTGTCTGACGTAGTAGCGGAGTGTGCGTAAGGGCTACCAGTAGAGAACGTAAGGTAGCCATTGAAAGCTCTGCTATTCTCCACCCAGACGCCACTACCAGCACCGTCAGCTACGTAGATTTGACCTGCCAGAGCAGTAGAGACACCCTTAGGTTCATGAAGGTAAGGGTCAGTCAGAGTGTTATGATTAACGTTTGCCATACGGAGAGTCCTTAAGCTGTATCATCTTACAGACGAATCAGTCTGACGTTAGAAGCTATAGAGATATACAGTATATGTCCATTGGGAAGCACTTAAGCTTATTATACACTGTTTTGAGAATCTGTCAAGTACAATCGTAACAGACCATCAAAGTAGTGTGGGGTGTCACATTTAAGCAACACCCCTAGAGCCGATTACTCGACCTTGATGTACTCGACGATCAGGGTAGCCGAGCCAGCGGTGAACGCAGCCGTACCGTACAGAGCGCCAATGTAGACCGGGGCCGAACCCACGGTAACGACACCAGAAACCTGAGCACCGTCACACTGCACCACGTCACCGTCTGCGTCGATAGCAGTCAGAGCGATAGCAGCATCAATACCGTCAGCATCCACAGCGGTACCAGCAGCGTTGTAAGTACCAATGGTCAACGTAGCCGAGCCACCCGAGGTAGCAGCGTCAGTGATAACCAAATCGGCATTCACGATGATAGCACCAGCCGGGATCATAGCTTCCAGCGGGTCGATGTTCGAGGAACCAAACGACGAACCAAGAGCAGCCAGCGACAGCTTCTTGGTGATGACCTGACGAGCACCACGAGCGGTGACGCCTTCGTCGTTAACAGCACCCTGAGCACCATCGGTCAGGACAAAGAGACCGTCAGCGTTAGTGTAAGACATGTTATATCCCTCCTAATTACACGTTGGTTTTCGTGATAACACGAACCATGTTCTCGGGACGGTACAGCTTAACACCGTAGCGAGCAGTCGTAACATACTCGTGACGCTGGAAGTCTTTGTTGTACTCGTAGTCCACTTCCGGCATCTGACGCCATGCACCGACAAAAGCCTGAGCAGCGGGAGCAGCCGAGAAGAACAGGTTAACCTTACCGTTGTTGGTACCGAAGTCAACGTTACCGGGCGAAGCAGCTTTGTTGGTCAGAGCCGAATCGGTTGCGGTAGCAAGGTAGTTCGAGGTATACACGTCGAAGCCGTACACGTTCTTCACGAAGCGCATACCAGTAGCGATGCCATCAGCGACAACGCCTTCCCAACGCGGGTTATCCGAGACCGACACAAGGTTGGTCAGGGTGTTGATCGTGTATTCAACCGAAGGGTCAACGACAGCGATCAGGTTGGTGTCGGGAACGTTAGCCTTCTTGAGAGCGTAACGAGCACGAGCAAAGTCAGCAACTGCGATCACAGCGCCAGTACCCGAACCAGCCCAACGGTGGCCAACGCCATCAATTGCAGCTTCCGAGTTAGCCGACACACCAGCTTCAGGTGCAGCGAACGTGGTGGCTTCGAAGTGAGCCATGATGGCCCGCTCTTGTTCCGGCACGAAACGCGACATCAGTTCAGCCGAGTAGAACGAATCTTGCTCTGCTTTCTTGGTGATGTAGGTAGCCGACGACAGGTACTTGTCAACGGTGAAGGTGAACTCACCAGTGTCCATCGGACGGTAAACAACGGCAGTATCTTCTGCGTAGTTGTCGACCTGAGCTTGGCCAATCGACGGGATCGTGAACTGGTCACCGTCAGGGAAACCTTCAAGCATACGCACGTAGCGTTGTGCCATCATTTCGTCGCGCAGAATTTCCTTAAGCTCCGAAGACCATACTTCCGAGCGAGTAAGGAGACTCATGTTGGCAGTAGTCATAGCCATTTTAGTCTTCTCCTAGTTTATGGTTTCCACTTATTCCCAAGACGAGCAGCATCATCCATCATCTGTCGTTGAACCTTGGGAGTATAGTAGAGGGATTTACTTTCCCGACGGAGTTTTTGGTAGTAATCGAAATTACGCTCCGCCGAAGCTTGCATGTTGACCCCTTCCGTGCGAACCGTCCCCGACACAATAGGTTGGAAGGATTTCTTCGGTTCACCAATCAGGTTAAAGAAGGCGTTAGGGGACTCAGACGCTAGTTCCTGTAGACGCTGCACAGTCAAGCCAAGTTCTTGGGCTTTCTTCTGGACAACGGCAGGGGCCTCAGTGCCGTAGGTCTTCTCAAGTTCCTGATCGACAAGAGCGAGGTTCTGCTTTACAGTATTATCTCGGTCTCGTGCAGTCAGAGTTTTCTCAACAAGGCTCTTTAGGATATCCTCACTCACTTGCGGCGGGGTATTGCCATCAGTATTAGTGCCACCGTTATTATTGTTGTTAGCCGCTGCAGGTTTCACGTTGGTGGGCGACATGGCCTTGGTCTGCAGTTCTTCGAGTAGAGTCTTGGCGTAGTCCTGTTTCTGGAGGTCTTCACGCATCTGCGTAAGTTGATCCTCTAGATTTTTAATGTAACCATCAGCTTCAAGTTTGCCTTTGGCTAGCACTTCAGGGTCTTTCCAGTTCTCTCCCTTAGTGGCGACGAGCTTTGCCAGATATGACTCCTGTTGTTCAGTTGTCGTCTGTGGTGCTTGGCTCTCTTGACTCTGCCCAGTTGGTTGCTGAGCTTGGTCGAACACGTTTGTCAAATTGTTAGTCCTTGTGGTTAAGGTCGATTAAGTTGAGTAGATCGTCGAGAACAGCGTTATATTCATTCACGGCGATCTGTTTGTATTCCCAACCGGGGGAATAATCCCGAACAGCTTCCTTACGGACATAGTGCTGCTCTAGAATTTCACGTAGGTCGTCGAAGGCATTACGGTACGACAACACTTCTTGTTTGCGTTGGTTCCGATCAGAGTCCTTGACGCCTCTAAGCCATACAGCTTGCATTAAACACCCATCTGCTGAGCAGCCATCAGTTGTTCTTGGTTAACCATTTCGGCTTCCTGAACGGTCTGTTGGGTCTCAAGTTGTTCGATAACGCTGATGTTCTCACCGTACAGACGAGGCTCACCAAGCTCTTCAGCCATGATCTTAGCCATCTCCTTACCCGACAAGTGAGGGGCAATGGTGGGGTCGGCAAGCTTAAGCTGGTAAAGCTGCGTAAGGTTCTGTACCCGACGAGCACGTTCAGCAAAGTGACGAGCACCGACAGGAACAATCTTACCCTTGGCTGTGATGTCGTCTTTGGTAATGCTACGGAACAAGATAGCCCCAGTGGCGTCGTCAAGAACCCGGATAGTGTCCGACATGTTCATGTTACGACGAGCAACTTCCAGCATAGCGTTCATAATAGGCTCAAGGAACGTACGCTCAAAGTGGGCAGTCTTGTGCTCAAAGATACGCGAGGCTGAGTTCTGCAGGCTCTGGACCTCAAAGGCAGTCTTCTCACCGGGCGTACGGATACCCATAGCCTGACGAGGAGCACCAGCCATTTCCTCCATCTTGTTCTCAAGGAGTTGAATCTGGAGGTCAGCTTGAAGGGCAGTGCCATCAGGCTGCAGGTAGCCTACGTCGCCTTCTTCACCAAGGTAAATACGAGCACCCGGCTGGAAGTCAAAGTCCTCTACGTCCCCACGAATCTTCATCACAGGGTAGGCAATCTGGTCGAATACGTCAGCCTTAAGGTTCTCAAGGTGGTCGATACGATACTGCATACCGACGAGGTTATCCAACGGACCCATAGCGTACAGGTTATCAGGGCGAGGACGCCAACCCGACATGAAGATAGGCGCATGACCCAACCACGAGGGGTTCTCCTCATTGTCCAGAACGTAAGCACGGTCGACAACAGTGATGATACGATCCGAGTGGAGCTTGTTCTCGTTGTAGTCGAAGATGTCCCCGTAGAACGAGAGAACCTCAACGTAGTCCGACTCGTAGTACTGTTGGATCGACGTAAAGCCATCAGCGATGAAACCGTCAGCTTTGTTATACGCAGAGTCAGCCGAACGGATAGAGGCCCGAGCGTACATCATCTTGTCGATAATGGATTGCCAATGGGCCTTAGACGGGTCTTTGTCGATCATCCGTTTGATCTCACCGAGGGTAAGAATGCTCTTGATGATCTTAGGTGTCTTGTAGAAGTCAGAGGCCGTAGGGTTAAATACGATGTCGTAAGGAGAAATACGGACCAGACGAGGCCCAATGTAATTCGTCGTTACTTCGCCAGATTCCTTGACGTTGTAGTCTTGGTTCCACTCGACAGTAGCAAAGCAGTTACCGTACTGAATCCAATCGTACAGAAGGCTAGAAGCGGTGTTCACAAAGTCAGACTGACGGACCTTATTGTCCATGTACGCTTGAATGACATCACGCTTAGCTTTAGTGCCATCTGCAGCCGAGGTGCCTTCCCAACGCATCCACTTCTGCTGAGGGAACAGAGTAGCAAAATAGTTCGCATGGAGGTTGTCCATGATCTGCGTCAGCTTAGGGGTCGTCGTAGAGTTCGACCACGGAAGGGCAGCATTCTTCGTCGTACGGGTGTCCGTAGCGTAGAGGTAGTTACGGAGTTCTTTCTTTTCGACAAGCCACTTGTCACGCAGAGAGTTCCACTCGACCCAACGATTAGCAATCTCGACAGCGAGAGTATCGGGGTTAAGCAGGTGCTCAAGTTCGATGGTAGTTCCGGCCATTATGCACTGCCTCTAAATCGTGAGTTAGCCCAGACGATATTGCTACTCTTGCTGCGCTGAACGTTCTTCATAGGTTTCACAGCCATGTCGACAGCAGAAGCTAGGGCGTCCTTAACGTCGTCGTGGGCTGGGTTACGGCTAGACAGTTCTTCCTCAAGGATTTGAGTGTTACCGCCTCTGTAGTGCCAGATCGAAAGGTTGTCGTAACGAGGCTCAAGGACGGCTGCGATACGCTCTTCCTTACTGCCTTTATTCGGTCGGTACTCTTCGATGGAGATCGACAAACCATGTTGCTTGATGAGTTCTTTAAGCTGCTTCACAATAGCTACCTGAGCCACCGTGACTTCTGCTCTCATCTTCCTGAACGACCACTTATTACTAAGCTGTAGAATATGGTCGAAGTAGTCACTGATGCGATCCGTACGGAAACGATCAATCTCTAAGACGTAGACGTTATTTTCACCATCGACACCGACGACAACCATAGCAGTGTAGTCAGCTTTCTTGCTAAGGCTAAACGCGAAGTCCACTGCACAGTAAACGTTCAGGCGGTGCGTCTTGTAGAACCAGTAACCATTATCAAGGTGGAGATGCTTGCGGTCGTAGTACTGAAACTTATCGGAACCTACGGGTACGTTATCTGGGTCCGTAGGATCGTTGTAGTACTGCGCCCTGAACTGTCCTTTGTCGAGGTACTGCCCACGCTTCTTAGCTAGAATCTGTTGGTCGAAACCAAACCACTTACCGTCTTTACGCTGCTGACGAGGCCACAAGAACTCACCCGTACCATCGCCTCTATCTTCTACTGCACGTTCAAAGATTTCGTAGATGTTCTCTTCGCCAATCTTACCAC